ATATAATTTTATTTATAATTATTGCAATTGGCACCTTGACTTATTTCTTATAATATCCTATATAGAAATTAGAAAGGAACTAATATGAAAACAAAAAAAATAAAGAACATAAATAAACATATAACTAATATGTATAAGGATGTAGACAGAGAAAACAAAGGAACTGTTTATATGTTTCATAATACAGTGTTAAACATAATGTTATTTGTTAATTGTAAAGATGGAGATGAGGCAGCTGATGTATTTGATAGTTGTGGATTTGCAAGAAGAAGCGACTGGAAAATATTCTTAGAGTTAGGTCAACAACCTACAGATGGTCCGGAGGAGGCATTACATTAATGAGGTATCAATACAAAGTAAGAGAGATAGGTAAAGAAGAAACACAAGACATGGAAGCTATGTCTCTTAAAAAACTAAAAATAAAGTTAGATCATAAGAAAGAATATGCTGTTGAATATATGAACAAGCATAACAATTTTATATCTACAACGTTGAGAGGTAAGGAACCTAAGTAATGAAAGATAAAACGATAAAGATAACTCCGAAGAACATAACACAGAAACAATGGGCTAATCTTTTATTAGAATTAAATCTAATGAAGACAGCCTGGAAACCTTTTGGTGTTGATATAAATATACAGGCACCGGGGATCATGAAAACGATAAAGTGGGGCACAAAGATTGGTGCACAATTATCAGAAAAGAATCGGTAGTGGATATTATTGTTTTGACTGACGGACTATTTCAATTAATTCCTGTAAAGAAATTAATGAAAGATATAGTCCTAGTACAAGAAACGGATTTGTTTGAGTTGTGTGAGATTCTACGACTCAAACTTACAACGTATTTAGATACGCCTATCAATCGACACGCTATGAACGATGGCAGTGGTGATTTTTATGGATGTATTATGAGGTAGACCGGTGAGTAGGCGTCAATACAAATGCTTCGCGCTAAGTCACTTACGTTAGCTATGACCTGCAAGGGTAGCGACCAAAGCCGGACGGGGTACAGTACAGTGCACACAGATCTGTACTCCGTATATGAAACTTAGAATGATTCTAAACTATGATGAGGTACCAGGGACCATGGTGCAAGAAAATTTTATTACAATACCATATTCGTTAACGTCCTTCCGACCAAGCTCTTCTATTTTTTCTGAAGCTTCTTTATACCCAAATTGAGCACAATCATAATGACTTCTAAAAGGTTCACGCCAAGTGTATGAAGGCATACACTCACCCGCTACACTAGAACAAATTGTAAGCACTAATAAAAATTCCATTTGACACCTGTTGTAATTTATGAGATTAATCCTATATTAGTTAAATCTAAGAAAGGAGTATAAAGTTTATGACAGACATAAGCAAATATAAAAACGTCTCGCTATCCCATAAGACGTATGACACGTTAGATCTTCTTCGTAAGAAGATGGTTCCAAACACCGTGTTAAGTAGATCACAGACAATAACTGTATTAGTAAATGAGAAAGCGATTAAGTTAAATGGAAGACTCAAAGAAAAAAAATAAAGTAATCTGCCCACGGTGCACAGGTAATGGCTACGTACGGATACCTAATCAAGCGGTTGGTGATCCTACAGAAATTGTTACTCAGTGCACAATGTGCAATTCAGAGGGAGAAATCTATGAAGTTGATAGCTATGATTATAGTGGTATTAACCATGACAAGTTGCAGTAAAACTTTTGAGTTTGATGGTTTTGATCCAACCACCGCAACAGTTAAATGGATTATGAAAGGGGGAAAGCATGACACAAAGTGAAAGAATAAAATATTTGATACAACAAAATAAGTTTCTTAAACTTAAACTAGAACAACTTACTGATAAGTATAAAGATCTAGAGCATCAATATAACAAAGTTTATGAAGAGAATAATAATCTTAGACTTGTTAAAGGTGCAGGAGAAATAGCGTGAAATCAGAACTAGATATAGCTTATATAGCAGGACTCTTTGATGGTGAAGGTAGTATTTACTATGCTAGAAGACCGGAGAAGAAGAAAAAACATAAAGGCAAAGGTTATAGAATCTCTAATAGTCTACGTATGAGTATGGAGATTACCATGACTGATCAATCTGTGATTCGTTGGGTCCACGAAATATTAGGTTGTGGAACTGTTGTAAAGAAACCTAGAAAAGGTTTTCGTAAAGACGGAACTAAATATCTAATGCAGTGGAAGTGGCGATGTACATTCAGAGACGCGTATTACGTGTGTATGTTATTGGCGCCCTACGCCCATACGAAACTAGCTAAAATCAGACAAATCACAGATCATTACGCTAATACGGATAATTATCTTAAGAATAGCAAGGTTGTGAGTCTTAAAGATTATAAGAAAGCGTTGGTTTTCGAATGATGTTAAAATTCTACCTGTGGATAATGGGTTGGTCGGGAGCGATTAACTCATGGGCATGGCGTAAACAAGCTAGAATCGTACGAAAGAATCGTAGATGACCGTAGAGTTTGGCTTTATGATGCTTTTATTCGGCATGAGCTGTATTCTTATTGGAGCGTTAATAGTTTGGTATGTAATAAATAAATATGTTGTAAAGAAGGACGATGACGATGAAATGGAATAAAAAATTTATATATCCTAAATCAACCAGGTCACTGATTAATGGTAAACGACACTATGATGTTGGAACTGAAGAAAAGTTACCAAGTGTCACGACGATATTGTCAGCGACTCAGTCGGAAGAGAAACGTAAGAGTCTTGCTAATTGGAAAGCTAGAATGGGAGCACACACTGCAGATCGAATTAGAGATGTATCTGCGATGCGAGGGACTTCTATGCATACGTATCTTGAAGGTTATATCACAGATCAAAGACACCTGGACCTGACCGCCTTGGGCCGAGAAGCAGGGCGCATGGCTGATGTGGTTATTAGATCGGGGCTCGGGGACCTGGGAGAAGTATGGGGCACTGAAGTGACACTATATTACCCTGGCCTTTATGCAGGGGCTACCGATGTGGTGGGTATTTATAACGGGCGCGAAAGTATAATAGACTTCAAACAGACAAACAAGCCTAAAAGACGTGAGTGGATTGAAGATTATTTTATACAGCTAGCTGCATATGCAATGGCTCACAATCAAGTATATGATACTCAGATTCAACAGGGTGTGATTCTAATGTGTTCGAAAGATGGCTTTTTTCAGAAGTTTGTAGTATCTGACCAAGAATTTAAACAGTGCAAATATGCTTTCTTGAAGAAAGTCGACTATTATCATCAGAATTGTACCAAAAATAAAAATAGCCAAGATACAAAAAATGATTAAAAAATGCGCTAAATCATTGAAGAATTTGCTCATAGACACTATTGTATACACTTTATTCTATAAAAATAAAAAAAATTTTTTTATTTTTTTTAAACCTTGGTACAATTGGTACAAATTAAAAAAGATAGTAATACCAACGTTTATTCGTTCATTTTTGTACCTATACCCCTTGGTACAATTGGGTACAATTGGTACAATTGTTAAAAACACTAGGTTTTACAACGATCTAAGGGGTCGCGCGCGTGTTTTTTATTTTTATTTTATAAATTATAAAACCTGGGGTATACATACCTCATGAAGAGGAAGAAGAGATACAAACATGCAAGCATAGGTAAAAAGAAATATTATTTTTATTCCATCAAGTGGCTCGATATTACCGGTGACGCGGGACACGCCACACCAGAAGAGTTTGATAAGTTTGAATGTGCAAAGATGGTTACGCAAGCATATGTTTATAGAAAGACAAAAAAGTTTGTATGGACTTTTAGTTCTTACGATGAAAAAGACGAAGTATTTAGTGATAGGAATGTATTTCCCACTGGTTGTATTGTCTCAATGGAAAAAATATTAAATTAAATGTTGGAGAGATTTTACATATCAATACTAGCAATCTATTGTGTATATGCCTTGTTTTATTATTTTTTTATTGGTCAATTTAACAAGCATAAACCTACAATGACAAAAGAAGAGTGGGATAGAAAATTATAATTATTTATTTGTTATCGTTTAATCCTACGTATATTATTACACAGAGCAATATAAATGCTATGATAGTATTTATGGGTAAAAATGGTTCCATTACTCTTTTAGTTTTTTGAGTGCTAACTTAGTCTTAACTATATTCATGAGTCTTTCATTCTTCTCACGTGCCTCATCAGCATCTACCTTGATGTTCATATTGAGTCTTTTATCTACAAATCTACCATCAGCTTTCATAATAATTTCTTGGGCTCTGATAGCATCAGCATACTTACCATTCTTTCTGGCAGCATCACGTAGCTGTCCTAGTGTTGCTTTTTGTTCTGGTAGGTTCTGTTCATACTTTGAGTACAGCTCTTGTTTGAGAGCATCATGAAAGGCCACCACCAGCGGATACTCATCTACGTTCATGAGTCTACTAGCATAGTTACCAGGGTCTGCATATCCAGCCAGCTTAGCTGCCTCTGTTTGGCTACATGGCTCACCTTCATGGCCATAGACTAGAAACATTACAAACTTCTCTTGTTGTGCTGTTAATTTTTTTGGTAATGACATAACACTTGTAATATATCCTATAATTTGTATATATCAATATTAGAAATATGATAGATGGAAAGACATTTAGACATGGTTTAGACAAGTTTATGAAAGCAGAAGTCACTAAAAACGCTAGGATGCAGGTGCAATTACCTAACGGAGAATTTTATGACATTGTTGGAATAAAACTACTTGAAAATAAAATAATTGGTAGTAAAGACACACACAGGTTAGTTTTGTCTTGTAAAAAACCAGTAGAAAGTATGGGTGATCCTGTAAAGATTCTATAAGTTATCTGGACTGAATTATGTCACAGAAAAAGATAAATTCTGAAAGAGATTTATGGAGAAAAGTTAAGAATGAAATTAAAACCATTTCGTGGATTCGTATTGAAAATTGGGCTTTACCTGGTACTCCTGACTTGTTGGGCTATGCTCCTAGTGGGTCCTTTTTTACCTTAGAATTAAAATTTTCACGATCCATAAAAGTCCAGATATCCCCGCACCAAGTTGCCTTCCACACGAAACATAAAAAAAATACCTATGTGCTTGTTGCCTGTGCCCCTAAGCTTGGGTCTTTCCGCTTGTACCCTGGTTCTCGGATCTTGGAGCTTGCGACTTCTGGCTTGTTGCTTGAACCCTTGCGTTCAGGTTGGGATGCTTGCCGCCTCCAGCTTGAGAGCTTGTAAGCTTGCGCCTTTGCGCCCTGAGCGCAGCGTAATATTTTGGGTGTTTAAATTCCATTATTAGTGTTTACCGTAACACACGTTAGCTGTGGACCTGTCCCAGCATGCTCGACAGTCGCCGCAGCTGTTGCCCTGTTCTGGGGCCGGGCATGTCCTGCCATCCTGACTGGTCACGGTAGATGTCCACGGCCAAAACTTAACAGGCCCAGAGT